GTATTTCCACTCTGATGGTGGAATTTACACATCACAGAGATTACATCATCTGCTTCAGCACCTTCTACTTCAATAACTTTATAAGGAAATAGTTCTTTGATCTCATCACGAATGGTGTTAAGACATTCAAAAATTTTATTCCAATCTAAGCCAGATTTTTCACGATCTTTCTTACGATTTTGTTTGTAGTAAGGAAATACTTCCCTACGCCAATATCTACGAGAATCATAGCAAAGAATTAATTCGCCATATGTAGAAGAAAACTTTTTTTCATAACTACGGATACTATTCAGTACCATATGTCTCATAAAATTTTCATTCAATTCACCCGATGACTTAATTTGTGCCATCAGATTTGAAATCATAGTTTGATTCATATCAACTAGAATCATTTAAACCTCCTCTTCATCTTCATCAAACATAAACCTCACAGAATATAATTCGGAATTAATTGGGTTGCCATTATCGTCAAACAATTCAGGATGATCGGAAAGTCTATTTTTGTGAGTGGAATTTTCAAAATATTCTCTTCCAAACCAACCAAACACAAATCCTAAAATTCCAAACATTACGATTAAGAATGCTGAGAAAAAAAGTGCTAAAGAAACCATTTTACTTCTCCTGAGTGTTTGTTATTTTAAACGAAAAACTGAAGTGATAACGGATTTCTCTTTGCCCTAACTTTAAAACTTTTTCGGAGGAAATTTTAAAATCGGGATCATAAGATTTCCTTCCTCTTATCATTGCATCTACACCTTTATTTATTTGCATTCTGTAAATACCGCAATGTAGATTTTATATCACCAGTATACTTCTCATCAATATAAACTTGAGGAAAAGCACATCGTTGAATCAATGGAATGTTTGGTTCTAGTTCAAGATATTGACTAAAAGAAATTCCTTCGTCTTCTTCTCCCATACGATTAACTTTAATTTCTTCGTATGGAATTGAAGACTTAGTTAGAACTTCTTTAAGTACATCACAATATTGGCAGTTCTTGATGCTGTAAATTTTTACAACCATTTTTTAGCTCATAATAATAATTTAGAAGTTCTTTATCAGACATTTGATTATAATAATCACTATAATATCTTTTATTTAAGATTGTAGGATTTTCATCATACTCATCAAACAAAATAAATTGAATTTTTTTAATCAAAGAAGTCCGATCCATAGTGATGCACCCCTATATTGTGTTCCTATTTATTCTACAACATCAACCTCACTGGTGTCAACCTCTAGGGTTGCTGAACGATCCAGCTGTGCTGCCACTACTAGGGGATGCTTCATAATTTTTTTAAATTCTTTCGTCTTCCTTTGAAGTGCCTTAGTAACATTGGTAATTTCAGGAGTTTGTTTTGGAGTAGGATTAAAACCTTTTTTCATATCAAAAATTGGGAGTTGACCCGCTTTACTGTGCTAGATAATTATAGCACAAAAAAAGAGACCTCGTAAGGAGGTCTCAAAAACTATTGAGTTTTTATCAACCGATAGCGGGAGCAGTGAGAGCAACAGGGGTGCTTTCAGCAGCAGCAAGATCCAACGGAAAATTGTGGGCATTACGTTCATGCATAACCTCAAGGCCAAGTCCAGCACGATTAAGAATATCAGCCCAAGTAGGAATTACTCGGTTTTGACTATCAACAATGGACTGGTTAAAGTTGAAACCATTTAAGTTAAAAGCCATCGTAGAAACACCAAGAGCGGTGAACCAGATGCCTACAACAGGCCAAGCAGCAAGGAAGAAGTGCAGCGAACGTGAGTTATTAAAGGAAGCATATTGAAAAATAAGACGTCCAAAATAACCGTGAGCAGCAACAATGTTATAAGTTTCTTCTTCTTGTCCGAACTTATATCCGTAGTTCTGCGATTCATTCTCAGTGGTTTCACGAACCAGTGAAGATGTAACCAAAGAACCGTGCATCGCAGAGAACAATGAACCACCAAATACACCAGCAACTCCAAGCATATGGAAGGGGTGCATTAGAATGTTATGTTCTGCTTGGAATACAAGCATGTAGTTGAACGTTCCACTAATACCCAAAGGCATTGCATCACTAAAACTACCTTGACCGAAAGGATAAACCAAGAACACTGCAGATGCTGCTGCGACGGGAGCAGAATAAGCAATAAAGATCCAAGGACGCATACCTAGACGGTATGAGAGTTCCCATTCGCGTCCCATATAAGCATAAATACCAATCAGGAAGTGAAAGACAACGAGTTGAAATGGTCCACCGTTGTAGAGCCATTCATCAAGACTTGCAGCTTCCCAGATGGGATAAAAGTGAAGTCCAATAGCGTTGCTAGATGGAACAACAGCACCTGAGATGATGTTGTTACCGTACATGAGTGAACCAGCAACAGGTTCACGAATACCATCAATGTCCACGGGTGGGGCAGCAATGAAGGCGACGATGAAACAAATTGTTGCAGCAAGCAACGTTGGAATCATCAGAGTTCCGAACCAGCCGACATAAAGACGATTATTCGTTGAAGTCACCCAAGAACAAAATTGTTCCCAGGTATTTGTGCCAGAGCGGCGTACAGCAATTGAAGCAGTCATTTGTTAAAGGGGTAGAGATAAATTCAGGGGGAACTGAACAGGTACAGTATTCCTACACCACCCTCCAGTGTAGGTATGAGAGATGCTTTACTTCTGATGATCTCGGTTACAGAAGATTAAGAAACATTACATTCCTTAAGATCTATTTATCATATCATTGTCAGGAAATCCTGTCAATCAGTATAACTACTCATCAATTTTGTTCAATAACCCTTCCATCATTGACATTCTTTTTTCCCATCCTCTACCATCAGTAGTACCTTTGGCTGGATTGATACACTGAGGATCATTAACTTTATCACAAACTAAACTTGCAAGTTCTGTTTCATTTCCTTCTTTAGCAGTTCCCGACCAATAATGTTGATTATTAATCCAACAAGCACCACATCTTAGGCAGGTTTTTGTATTTAATTCCATTGTAGTAATTAATAAAATTAATTATAATTTATTTACAAAAATATAGTGTGTCACCTAATAAATTAAAAAAATAATAAATAAAACTCATCTATAATACTCTTGAATTTTATCTAAAACTTTATTCAAATATTTATGTGCTAATCCTTTTGGGTCTGATGTATAGCCGATTTTCTCATCACATAATTGTATTTTTAACTTTTCAACGTAACATCTAATTTCTTCTTTTGTAAGTTCGTTTTTAGGCATAAAAAAGAAAAAATCCCCACTCATATTTAGAGTGAGGATAAGTAGAAATTCTTATTTATGTTAGGGACTCACCATACACCAGGAATTACTTGGCCAGTCAGAGCATAGGAACCCATAGCTGCCATGATTCCCAACATCGCCAAAAGACCATTTAGGCGTTCTGCTTCGCGGGTCCATCCAAAATTTTTCATTGTTGTTTCTCCTTAGTAAGTTTCAGAAAGTTGATTGATAGAATGTGCAAGAAGCACAAAGAAAACAATACTGGTAGTAGTAAAAATTACTTCAGTCATCAGAAGATCCCGAAGAAGAACTTACCAGTGAGAGTATAAGAAATGAAACCAGCAATAATACCGACCATTGCCCAGCGTCCATTTGCAAGTTCGGCACGTTCAGCATGTGTTTGAAGTGCATAACGTTCTGCATCTGTTTGAGAGATATACATTTGTGGTTCTTTGGCAAACATATTCTGTTGGCCAAATTCATTAGTGGTGATAGTCATTTGTTAAAAATTGTAACGACCAGTATTATATAGCATATTCAAAACTTTGTCAAGAGGTAATCAGTAGGTTCCTGTTGGTGCTAATAAAATTGCTCCCTGAGAATTATTTGGAACACCATAACTACTATTCGTAAATTCTGATGGTTGCAAATTTCTATCATATCTTGAAGATCTGTTAGAAATAGTACTAGTGATACAATTATTATAATTTAAAACTCTATTGCCACCACCGCCGCCGCCCGAATCACTAGATCCACAACAACTATGACAACTGCCGCCGCCTCCGCCGTAGCCGCCGCCACCACCAGCGCCGTCAGGACCATTACCGCCGCCGCCGTTGCCGCCACCAGAATTAGTTGAATAATCTGCTCCTCTATTTGGTCCAGCTCCAGTTCCATTAGATCCTAATTGTCCCATACATCCACCAGTATAATTTGAATATTCTCCAGCATCTCCACCAAATCCATACTTACCTACACCACCACCAGCACCAGCAATTAAAAATTCAGTGCCATCAAACCACGCTACAGAAGAAGCACAACCACTAATTCCTGGTCCTCCCGTAGGGTGACTACCTCCATTCATTCTTCCATCAGATCTACCACTACCACCTCCTGGTCCAGGAATACATATACCAATATAAGCACTAACAACATCAACAATCACAATGCCACCATACCCAGCAGTTCCACCATCTCTACTACTAGAACCTGCTGCACCAACAACATAAATTCTTCCAGTAAACAATTTATTTACAGTTGTTGTAGAAGTAATTAATGTTTTCGTAGTAACTGTAGGAATGGCGGTAAAAACTTCCCTCCAAGTTCCGTTATCATTCACATACCCATTCTGAATTGACCTCCAAGTTCCGTTATCATTCACACTTAATCCAGTTGATAATGTAGTTCTCCAAGATCCATTATCGTTAATGTACACCGTCATATTAATCTCCTATAATTAAACAGGTTTTTTTGGAAAAATTACCTCTCTGGGATCATTAAATTTATTAGGAATATTCCTAAGATCTTCTCTATATTGAGTCCACTTAGATTTTATTTTTATTGGTTGATCATTAGCTTGTGTCCAATCAGATTCTAATAACAATTTATTTCTCAAATTTCTAATCTCCTGCCATCGCATTTTAATATATTCTTTTTGTTCTTTTTCAGTAAGACTTCTTTTTTTCCATTCTTGAATAACCGTTTTCTTTTGATGATCAATATTATATTCTTGAAGTGTACACTCTTCAATAATTTCAGTATAAGGATCAAAGGATGGTTGAATTTTATTGAAATAATTATAAAAATTTTCTGAGTTTAAAAATTCATCGGTAACTGGTGTACCATCATTGTTAAACCATTCGGGTCTATTTCTAATTTCTTGAGGAATACCAACATCATTAACAACAACAAAAGAATTTGTTGGAATTATATCAGATGGGGTATATTTGTTAATTTTTGATTGAATATCTACACCTTTTGCGTTGCTGGCATAAACATTATCTATTTCTTCTGGAGTTAAATATTCTTTATTGCCAATAATCATTAGTATTTAAAATTCTGTATCAATATTTATACCATATGTCTCCATTGGATCCACCAGAAGGAGTACCTGTACTTAAAGTTCTTACACCATAAGCATTTGAGTTTGTATTAAACAAACTATTTGATACGGTTCCTGTTGTTAAATTAGATGCATTTAATTGCGTTAAATTTACGCCACTGATTGCGGGAAGATTTCCAGTTAAATTTGCTGCGTTTAATTGAGTTAAGTTTACACCAGAACCAGAAAAATTTGTAGAAAATAAAGTTCCTGTTCCTGGATTAAAAGTTAATTTAGAAGAAGAAGTTTTTACAGATGATAATACTCCCGTGGTTGCAGTAGATAATGTTGGATAGTAAGTTGCATTTGTTG